GAAGATGGTTTGTATTGTTTAGCATCACGAGAGACCGACACCATATGTTTAGGCAAAGGTGACGAGTCAAACCTCGGGGCAAACTGCAAAATCATGGACATTCTGCCGGAAAAATGCAGGCGGGAAGGCCAAGTCGGCGCAACGCTGATGGGACCGGTAGCGAGCATGGCTTACGTATGTAGGTCATGCGCTTGCAACGCGCACAACGCGATGTGCAACCGGCACGGCAAAGCGGCGCCGCCCTGTGTTTCGGATTTCACGGACTACAAGGCATGGCTCGAAACCAATGTCTATCCAGAATTCCGCTCGAGGTACGTCGAACAAGTGAGCGAATACCGCGAGGGAGGACAATGGTTAGAGAAATGGCCTGGCGGCAAGCGAGACGCCATAGCAGAATCGGAGCAGTGGGAACGATTTACGCCTAGCCGTGTCAAGTGCATGGTGAAGCGTGAGTCAGGCCACAAACCACCGACAAAAGCGCGGCTTATCCAATTCTACAAAACTCTGCGGACCCAGGCACATATGGGGCCAGAGTTTACCGCTCTCCAGAAGGCATTGACTACCAGCATTAACGCAACCGACAGGTTACATGTACAAGACACAGACGTCGCGGCATGTGATATATCGATAACGTTCGCGTCTGGGAAAAACGCTGAGGAGCTGGGCGAATGGATGGAGACAGCGCAGCGCAACGCGCGCGGTCGGCGATGTGTGTATTACGAGCGGGACGGCAAGAACTGGGATGCCACGATGCAGAAGGCGGCGCAAGAGATGCGCGAGGCCCTGTACGCGGAAGTGGACCCCCGGCTTGCGCTGTTTGCGCGTGATTGCGCCATCGTAAGAGGCTCTGGTAACTTTGCAGGCGTGCGCATGCGCTACAAAATCGAGTACACCGTGAAGTCAGGGCACAATGATACCACGATCGGCAACAATATCAACAACGCCGGTATCATTTACTCATGCATGAAGAAACTCAACCTCAGTGGAGCGATCTTGGTAGCGGGAGATGACCTACTCGTTGTGGTATACGGAGATTTTGACGCTGCGGCATTAGCAGCGCTCGAAGCTACGTATGGCATCGTCCCAGAATACCGGAAGTTCTACGCGCTAAGTGACGTCACATTCATTTCGGCACTGTGGTTTATAACCAGCACAGGTTATGTCTGCACGCCGAAACCGGGACGGTTGCTGGCAAGGTTGTTTTGGACAACCCACCCCCC